TGACGGAGGTAATAATGTCAATAGATACAAACAGTATGGTTAGTGTACTAAAAAACATAGTTTTAGACACTAAAAAAATAAACCACGAACAGATACAGCAACAAGACGCTATTAATTACATCATTCAAGATGTAAAGGTGGCTATAAAAGACTTGTTGACTGAGGTTGATAAGATCCAAGCTAAAATGGATAAGATTTCTAATAGGAGTTAATAATGATAATTGATAATAAATTTGAGCTTGATTTCGTAGATAAAGGATCAGAACATAATGGTATAGATACCAAAAGCCCAGGATTTAAACCTTTTTGGGAAGTTCAATATCTCGGTAATGGTTTAATTTTTGGTGGCACTAAAAAGGAGTGTCTTAAATGGATGTCAGAGTTTTATCTAAATTATTTTCATCAAGGCAGTACATTAGAAGCTGAAGCAGAAAAAAAAGCTCTTAGCTGGGTTAAAAAATGTCTTAAGGAGGTATCATGATAGATAACCCACCACTACCAGATTCACTAAAAAGTCATCAGCATGTAGCTATTGGCGATACTATGTATTTTCCTGATATGGATAATGCATATTATCATCAATCACCAGGCGTGTCTTCATCTACCTTAAGGAGGTTTAGACAATCGCAGTTACATGCTATGCAAGAGGTGGTAGAGCCTACACCTGCTATGCAGTTTGGTTCTGCCGCCCATTCTCTTATTGTAGAGGGTGAGAACGCATTTAATAACGAAGTTGCAGTTATATCTGGATCTCCGTATACAAATGCAAACAAACAACTAAAACGTGATTACGAAGATAGAGGTATGTTAGTAATCACACAAGAAAAAAGGGACATTTTGTTTCAGATGAAGGACAATCTTATTGAAGAAGCAAGAAAGTTCCTTGACGTTGATCAGGGCGAGTATCCTGGAGTTTTTACTAAGCCATACGAAAACTCCTTGTACTGGTGGGAGCAAGATGTACTCCTTAAGCTAAGGTCTGATGTTATCAGACACCCAGTAGTGCAACCGTATTCAGATGAATCTATTGTAGTTATTGATTATAAAACTACAAGTGATTGCTCCGTATCTGGATTTACTCGCTCTATCAGACGTTATCAGTATGACTTACAGGCCGCTTTTTATAGAAGAGGTTATCAAAAAGCTGGTTTTAAAGTAGAAGACTTCTTGTTTGTTGCACAAGAATCAAAGCATCCCTTCGCAACAAAAATATTCAAAATGAATGATGAGGATATGGATAGGGGATGGGAACAACTAGAGAAAACGCTTGGAGATTATAAGGCCGTTAGGGATGGGGAAAGACCTACGATCTATAATACTCCAAGCATAGTTGAAGTTATGTTGGGTTATGAGTTTGAGTAAGGAGAAACAAAATGAATACAGTTAAATTGAAAGAAATATTCGTAGACGTTTTTGAAGAATTAGAAAGAGATGCTTTAGAAAAAACAAAAGAATATTATGTGAAAGAAGTTGCAAAAAAATTATATTTTGCTATTGGCACAAGTAGTGAGGATGAAGCTCATAACCGCCTGCGAAATAGATTGTTTGAGCTAATTAGAGAATCTTTTGATGAATTAATATACCCAAGTGAGTATGGTGCTCTTGTTAAACAATATAGACAGAATAATTTATTAACTCAAGAAGATTTTGCAATCCAAAGCGGTATTGCTTTAAGAACTGTGCAAAATATAGAACAAGGTAAGTCTTTATATAATAAAACTATTAAAAAACTAAATAACTTTTTTGAGAAACAAAATGAAAGAAATTAAATTAAAAAGATTAGGAAACAGTAATTATAATTATGGTGACTGGGAGATAACTGATACTGGTAAAAATTGGAGATTGTATAAACCAGCAATAGGAAATGGTTTTTATAGTGAGATATATTATTTTGAGTTATTAAGAGACGTGAGAGATTTTTTACAAAAGGAAAACGATTATTTTGTTGCAAAATTAAAAGGACAAAAACTTAAACATAAAGTAGAGAGAGTGTTTTTTAAAAATAAAAACATAAGCAACAAAAAGTTATTAGATTTTATGGAGAGAATATGACAGATAACGTAAACCACCCCCCACATTATAAGAAAGGCTCCATAGAGTGTATAGATGCAATAGAATCAGCTTTAACTTTTGAACAGTTTATTGGCTACTGCAAGGCGGCAGCTATTAAATATATCTGGAGAGCAGATCATAAAGACGCAAACATCCAGGATCTTGATAAAGCTATCTGGTATCTTACAAGAGCTCGTAACAAATTAGAGGACAGATAATGGACATGAGTTTTTATGCTGTAGTAGGTATTTTATTGCTTATGTTTTATGCGTATATGGAGAACAAATGAACTTAGAAGAAAGAAGAAAAGAATTAGAAAAACATATTAAGTATATCGAAATGGTTTTAAGGGAAAAAAAAGATGAACTGTTTTGCTTAAATGTTGAGATAAAACAACAAAAAGAAAAAGGGGCATAAAGCCCCTTAGTTTTATCCTAGATCAGGAGGTACTGCCGCGGGGGGTGGCGACATACCGCCAGAATCAGCAGGTAAATAACGTAACACCTTATTCTTACTACCAGTCCTTTCATTCCCCTCGTTATCAGTCCAGTTGTTTTCTACTTCTTTCAAAGTAAGTGTTAAATCTTTTCCTACATAATCCTGTGCAGAGCTTGGTGGTTGTTTAACAAAACCTACAGCCTTACTAAGTCTAGTAAATATATCTGTAGATATTTGTTTTATATCCTCTCTAGGATCCCACAAGTTATACCACTCGTTATGATCTCTGTAATTACCGCCTGCTATTTGAAAAGTCATTTTCAAAGTCCAATTACCTTGTTGTGATTTATACTTTTCAGCAGCAATAATTTTTGCTGGATGATCGCCTGAAGGAGCCACACCTGGCCCCATAGGCTTATCATCTGTTTCTACGTACACTACGTCATCAAAATCAGACATTACCAATCTCCTTTACATTATCTGTATTTTTAGCTACGGCTGTAAACCCTAGCTTTTCTATTAATGCAGTAAGATCAGGCACTTCAAAAGCTTCTAACTTACCACTCCTATCCTTTGCAACGTAGCCTTGGCCAACTCTGGTCTGTAACCACCTGGCTTGAACTGCGTTACCCTCTGCGTCTGTATCATCTATAACTCTGAGAGCTAAGACTTCATCAAAGAAATAAGTAATAGATTGACCTAATTTAGTACCAACCATTTTTGGTTCGTGCATAAATATACCGTCACTATTTACTTTTTCTTCTTTGCAAATAAACATGACATGCATTTGTAAATCTCTAAATGCTCGCATGACATTTGTTACAGACTCTTGTACTTCTCCGTAAGCTTTACGTGGATCTTTGTGTCTAGCTTTTTCTTGTTGAAGTAATAATTCACTTATCTCTGAAATAGAATCTAAGCAAACTGTATCGTATTGCAACTGACCTGTATTTAATAGATCATATAGTTGCATTAGTTCTGATGCTTCTTTTACTTCTATCGCATCTACGTTTGTAGCATCTTTAATAGAAAGCAACCCAGCTTCAGCACTTATTACAAGCACCTTTCCTGGTGCTGTTTTAGCAAGGCTTGTTTTACCTGCACCAGCCATACCGTATACTAAAACTTTAGCACCTTGGTTTTGCACTAGCTTTTCAGGTGTGACAATCCTGCTTGTTAAATCGTTACTCATATATACCTCCTTTGATAAAAATATGTAACTTGCATATTATACACTTAAATACTACAATGTGTAAAATATTATTTTTGCAAACTGTAAGGAGGGTAAATGGAAAATGCAATAGAAGATTTTGTTTGGATTGCTAACTATTATCATAGAGTAAATTCAATATCCAGACAAGAGCTAAGGAGATTAGAAGAAATGGGTATAGAACCAAAGTACAAAGACAGGAAGGTTGAAAAGATAACCCTATCTTCTTACATACAGTTTTTAGGTAAACAAAAAGCAGCAAATGACTGGGGTGTTTCTGAACACACTATAGAAGCCTGGAGATACGGTCACAGGCAACCGTCTATTAGACAAGCTAAAAGGATCATAAAATTAACAGAAGGTCGATTAGATTTTGAAGGTATTTATGGCGAAATAGCAGAGTTACTGACAGAAGATTAATTCAACATGTTTGATTTTAATCTGTCTGAAGATGAGGCAGCGATAGATATTGCTTTGGCTTTTTATGATGAAGGCTACAACGTAGTTCCTTTACAAAGATCCAATAAGAAACCACCACCTTTTTTGAAAGGTTGGGAACAATATAAGAATGAAAGGCCTTGTCGTAAAACCGTACAAAATTGGTTTGAAGGCCAAGATAATTTAGTAGTAGCATTAGTTTGTGGCCAGTTTATAGTTGTTGATGCTGACTCTCCAGAGGCTATGACTTGGGTGGAAGATAATTTACCAACCTGTCCTTACAAAGTTAGAACTGGTAAAGGTATGCACTATTACTATAACAACCCAGAAAACTACACTACTTTTGCTACAAGAAGAACTAACGAAACTCCAGTCGAAAGATTAATTGATTTAAGGGGTGTAGGTGGACTTATAATTGCTCCTTACAACCGTCATGCGAACGGTCAAATATATAAGCCTATACCCCTGCCTGGTTGGGATATATATGATCATAAAGACTTACCTGATTTTACAGAAAAAGAGTTTGAAAAGATTACAGGTGTACCCAAACAAGATAGTGTGCGTAAAACTGCACCTTTCTCTTTAGCAGGTGTAAACGAAGGATCACGTAATGATAATGCAGCTCGTATAGCTGGATACTTAATCTCAAAAAATGTAAACCTAGACTTTGTAAAAATATTCTTACATAACTGGAATAAAGAAAACTCACCACCATTACCGCAACAAGAAGTTGAATCTGTAGTTGATAATGTTAAAAAGACACACGATAGAAAGAATCAGCTTGCACCCTTGTTTGTGCAAACTAAAGAAGACGTTACACCACCCAAAGATTTATTTAATCCACCAGGATTACTTAAAGATATGTATGAGTATGCAGAGGATATAGCACAAGTATCACAACCAGAATTATCTCTTGTAGGTGCTTTGGCATTAGCTAGTGTTACATGCGGTAGGATTTTCAAAACTAACATGAATAACTTTTCTAGTATGTATTTTATGTGTATAGCAAAGTCAGGACAGGGCAAGGAGAACATAAAAACTTTTGTAGAAGCAGTTTTAAACGCCTCTGAGCACGATAAATTAGTAGTAGGGGACGGATATACCTCTAGTGGTGCTGTGCACTCAGTATTAAAGATGAGGCCTACACACGTAACTATTATGGATGAGTTTGGCAAAAGACTAGAAAGTATTAGTCAAGCTGGTAATACCAATAAAGAAGACGGCATACAAACCCTTATGGAAGCTTGGGGTAGATGTCACGGTATATTAAGGCCAGATAATTATTCTTTAATGGGTATACAAGTAGAAGATATTAAAGAAAAGATTATGAACCGTGTAACACACAAGCCTGCAATAACTATGGTTGGATTGTCTGTGCCCAAAAATTTTTACAAAGCACTTAATTCTGGACGTATAGCAGACGGCTTTTTGAATAGATTTATGGTAATAGAATCTAAAGAACCCAGACGTGTATCTAATCTTAAAAAGATTAAGAAACCGCCACTAACTATAGTCAACTGGGTAAACTATATTAGAAGAGATAGAGGTGGTTTGTCACAACCTATGGTAAATAATTCCGAATGTAACCTTGATCAAGAAGTTTTAAGCTTTGATGCAGACTCAGAGCAGTTACTACAAGAGTTTGCTAGTGAAATAGTACAAAGACAAGATATATTAGAAAAAGACGGTCTAGAGCCTCTTCTAAGCCGTTCTAAGGAAAAAGCTATGCGATTAGCTCTGATATGTGCTTTAGCATCAAATGCACAAACTGCAACAATTACAGCGGATGTTACTAAGTGGGCTATAGATTACGTAAGATATTACGATATGCTCTTTATAGAGGCTTGTAGAGATAAAGTAGCAAGTTCTGCAACTGAGGCTAAGATTAAGCAAGTATTGTCTTATATTAGGTCTAGGGAGAGCGAGGGCATATCTAAACGTGAAGTTGACCGTCATGAACTATTTAGAAGCATGAAGTCGCATGAGGTAAAAGAGATTATAGAAAGACTTAAAAATGCTGGAGAAATCCAGGAAATAGATATTAAAGTAGGAGGTAAAGGTAGACCAACAAAAAGGTTTGTCGCTGTTGATCCTACATTTTTTGAGGAATAGGAGGTAATTATGTTTAAAACACCAAGTTTTGAAACAATACAAGATAAAAAAAGAGAAGATAGGGTAGCAGGCTTTTTAGAAGGCCTCTGGCAGGTAAGCTGTCACAAACTACCAGTTAGTTACGGTATAGATTATTGGATAGAATCAGCCGATAAATGGTACTGGTGTGAGATCAAGTGCCGTAGTTTTGCTAGTGACAAGTACGATACATTTATATTATCTGCAAACAAATTGCGTAAAGGTGCCTCGTTTAGTCAGTCAACTGGCTATCCGTTTATTACTGTATACGGTATGACAGACGGTATCTGGATGCATGAGTGGATGCCAGATTATGTTTACGATATACGTATGAATATAAATCCTACACCTAATTATGATGAGGATAATGAACCATACATACACATACCAAAAGAACATCTAACTTGTTTATCAGATGTGCCGTTAGGTTTTGATAGGGATGAGATAGGGATTATATAACTGGTCTTCTAAATAGACGTTCTGCAAATTCTATTCTATCTTCTTGTGATTGTCCTAGTGGATCTGTAAATTGTACGGGAGAAACTTGGGGTAATCTAATATTTACTTGTGGAGAAACTACAGGGCTAGATGTTTCTTCTGTTTGCTCTATAATATCTTGTAAACCCAAATCTGAAATATTCTCATCAATTAATTCTTCTGTAGTTTCTTGTACGTCAATAATAGCGTTAGCAGCCATTCTAACACCAAACTGTCTCGCTGCATTATTTGTAATCTCCAATAATCTTTTTATTGATCCTTTATCAGTTTTTGCTAAAAATTTTACTGCTCCTGGTGTTCCTAGAACTGTTCTAACTATACCTAAGCCAAGTAAAGTAGGTAAAGCTGCCAAAGGTGCAAACACTATACCAGCGGCAATACCAGCAGATATCAAAGCACCAGGAAAATTACCTCTACCTATTTCACCTTTTGTTAATATATCTATTGAATTAGCAAAATATGTAATGTCTTGAGTAAATTCTTTACCAAACATAGCTTCTAAAGTTGGGGTACTATATTTTTCTAATGATGTTTTTAAAGCACCAACTTTAAATATATCAGTTATTGGAGCATTATCTTGTAAATTGAAATCTATTGCATCTTCTAACAATTTACCTAGACTAGCCTCCTGTACTTTTGCAAAATCTTCAGGTTCCATAATCTCTTTTAACCTTGTAATATTCTGACTATTTTTTGGTCTAAAAATTGTTTCAACAATTTCATCTGGTGTTCTTGAAGGTAGATCAGCTAAATTACGGTTTGCTAAAAAATCTAATTCCTCTGCTGAGGCTTGTGCTTGTTGACGCAAACTTAAAGCAAAAGCTTCACCTTTTGGTGTAGTTGATAAGCCAACATTCTGACCTACAAAAGTATCTGCTAGATCCTCCATATCTTTTGGTTTTAACTTTGGCGATATTTTTACTAATTGATTTATAGTACTTTTTACTGTGTCTCCTGAAGACTGCCCATCAACGTTTCTAAATAATACATCAATTTTTCCAGGATGTTCACCCTCAAATTTTTGTATGTATTTAGCGAAAGCGGTATAGTCAATTGTGTCTGTCACTGGATCTGTGCTTCTATCAAAAGCATTTTTAAATAATCTTTGTAAAGTTTGTGATTTGGCTCTATTGAAATTATCTGCAAATGCAGACTGATTTTTTTGAATTAAAATATTATCATAATCTTGTAATGCTTTATAAAAATCTTCTAATTGTCTTGTTGAACCTTTAAAAATTAACTTATCAAAAATTTGATCTGGATCAAAAGCACCACTGCCTCTAGCTGCATTTGTAATTTGTTTTATAATTGCATTATCAAAAGGTTCGTTTAAATCACGATTTAACTTATCTGCGTCTCTTAAAGCTTTTACTCCTTGATTTATTTTACCAATATCTTCAAAACTTAAAGACTCTTTAAGAATATCTAAACCCCTTTCTTGTTCAAGTTTTATAATTTCTCCTCCTTTCAAACCTAAAACAGTAAATATACTATCTGCGTTCTGAGGATTTTGTTCTAAAAAGTTTTCGCCTTTTAATTTATGTAAATCGGCATCATCTAACAATCTGGTTATTTCATAAAATAAATCTCTCTCTTTTGTAGCCTCTCTAGAAATTGCAATAAATTTGTTTATACGTCTTTTTGTTTCCAAAACTCTTGTTAGTTTACCAAACGGTTTGCCAGCTTCTCCAAAAGCTTCAAATCTTGGTAAAGGATCATTAAGCTTTTTAAAATCTGCTTCAGCCTCTAAAACATTTCGCACATTTATATCAGAAATAGGATCTTGAAGAGTCATCCCAGGCTTATCAAGACCATGCCTAGCTTTAAATTGACTAATAACATTTAATCCTTTTCTTTGATAATGCTTAATTACATTATCTATAGCTTTAGCAGTAGCGTTTATTGGTTGGCCTAATGAATCGTAATTAGCAATATCAGAAAATATTTTATCGACACCATTATATGCATCTCCAACTTCTTTGTTTACCTTACCTTTTGCTTCTCCTAATTTTTCTAATACAAAATCACCGTATTGTCTGATGCCTGGTGCATCTAAATATTTTTCAACACCAATATAACTGTCTGCTAAATCTTTTACCGCCTCTTGTGTTGCTTTTACTGCCTCATTTGTATCTGATGCTAATTTATTTTTTGTTTTATTTATACTATCGCTTATGCCCTCTTTAGTAACATCATCAACGTAAGCATTTAAAGAAGCACCTCTTTTTCTAAGTGCAGTGGTCATATTATCAAATGTTTTTGTTAAATGCGGTATGTTACTTTTTGATCTTGTAACACCAATTACTGCTTCGGCTATTTGTTGGGTTCTACCTCCTAATTGAACATCCATACCTGCTAATGATTGTCTATATTTTTCATCTATAGTTTTAACTTTACCATTTGCTATTGCTTCTTGTATTTCTTTTTCTGTAGCGTTTCTACCTAGACTGACATCTAATCTTTGTATGTCTACTGTATCTCTGCCTTTGGCTCCTTGTAAACTAACTCGTAAATCAGAGGATGGAGCTTTAGCACCAAAATAAACTCTCCATAAACCCGCACCTAATTGACTAACACCTTCACCTAATGCACTTAAACCTGCTTCTGTTCCAAAAAGTTTTGCTAGTTCAGTTGTATCTTGTAATTGAAAACCTTGTATTGCATCTACTGCCTCCTCCGTTAGTTTACCTGCACCACCCCCTACTGCAGATCCTAAAACCATACCTGCTACTTGGCTGTTACCTGATAAAGCTTTAATAGTTTTGAATATTCTACCTTGCGGTAAAACACCAGCAACGCTTCCAACTATAGGCCCTACTACACCCATAAGGTCTGCTAAATCACCTCTTTCAAATGGGCTTGTGCTATCAATAATTGTATTTAACTCTATGGTGCTACCGTCTGCTAAAGTTCTGGTTTGTACGGGATGTCCTCTCTGTCTTAAACCTTTTGGCGTTAATGCTAATTGTCCATCTGTAGTTTTTATAAATCCAGAACTGCCAACAAAATTTTGTAGTATTGCCTCTTTTTCATCTAACCTTTCAGCTCTACCTAAAAGTCTACGAATTCTTAAATCGTCAACGCCTGTGTCGTAATCAAATAACAGCTCATCATAAACAGGGCTAATAACACCTTTTGCTATTTCTGCTTTTACTATTTTTCTAGCATCATCTATGTTATTTGCTTCAACTATTTGTGATACTTCAGGGGTAATGTTGATTTTGTATTTAGGCATTATAAATTGCCTTCTTCATCAAAACCTTGGTTTGTACCCCCCATTTGACTTTGTGCTAACAAATCGAATAAAAATGTTGGAGGTGGTTGTAAACCATATTGATTGTAAAAAATTTGTGCTGTCATGAGGTCCGTTGCTGCTTTAGCTTGAGCTCTTTCTAGATCGGCTCGTCTTCTTGCTAAAATACTTAAAACTTTATCAGTAGACCCAACAATACCACCAAGATTTTCTATCTCAGAAACTAATTGTCTTGCCAACTCAATATCTTTATCAGATAATCTACCGCTTGATTGTCCTAAAACTTCTTCTGCATTACCAATTGATATTTCTCTTAGTAAATCTTCAACCGCAGTTTTTGGATCCATTGTTGCATCTGCATTAAAAATTGATCTAAATTTGTAACCAATTTGTTTGGCATAAGCTTTGATCCCTGTTACATCATTTTGTGCTAACATAGCCTCAATTTGATTTAAAAAATCCAAAGAACCAGCATTTTCAGACATTTTAGTAGAATTTTCTATATACGCGTCATCATATTTTTTCTTTAACTCTGGTTTTACGATATTTTTAGCACCTGCTTTTATTTTTTCTAGTTCTATAGCTGTTTCTTTTACTGCTCTTTCTTCTGCTGCTTTAGCTGCACCTTGAGCTAAACCTCTTCCAATATCACCAGTTTCAGTTAAAGCTTTTCCTGTTGTTCTGAGTAGTCTGTCAAACTCTTCACTTCCAAATAAATCAGAAACTTTAAATCCACTAGGCTCAGGTGTAAATAACTCATAACCATTTTTAGTATATATATAAATTTGTCCATCTATAATTTTTTTAGTGCCGATATCAGGAATCTCTGCTTCCTTTTCACCCTTTTTTTCTTTTACCTCTTTTTCTTCTACATCTTCTGCAGGCTTATCTTCTTTAATGTCAGGCTGTAATGCCTTTATTTCTTCTTGCAATTGCTCGCCTTGTAATGGTTCTTGGTAGGGCAAAGCTTGTGAACCAGCTGTTACAGCACCAATACCTCCAGTTGTTTTAGCTGTTGTAGTAAGTGCACCACTTGGTGTAAAAAACAAACTTTTTAAACCTGCAACTGCTTTTGGTACAAGCTTGGATGCTGTTGCACCAACACCACCAAAAGGTAAAGCAAAAGCTGCTATGTTTAAACCACCCAAAGCTTTATTTCTTTTTTGTATTTTTGCAGCTAATTCTGGGTTACCAGGTGCTAAAGCCATATTAACTTTTTCATCAGTAAAAGCATCAGATATGGGACTGTAAGTTCTAATCACTACATTAGCTTTTGAGGGATCAGGATTATTGTCAAATACAATAACTTCTTCTCTTTGTATTGGTCTGTTACCTATTGACATTATGTTGTACCTGGTGGTTTTAGAGATGTGTAAGCACTAAAAGCAGCACCTAATCCCAAAGCAGTTGGATCAGCTGGTAGTCTATACTGTGAATCTATTTGTGTTCTGCCAGCTTGGAATTGAGGTAGTAGTTGACCAGTAAGTTGTAATGCTTGTAACGGTCTGCCTTGTTGATCTAGTTGTTGCTGGAATAATCTAGATAAACCAGTTTCCTCTATACCTCTTCCAGTTTGTCCAAAGCCTGCAAGTCCTGCTCTTTCTCTAGCACGTAAATCAGCTAAAGTAGAACCTACTTGTCCTATATCTCTTGCTGCTTGTTGCTCTGCTTGTCTTTGTTGTGCAAAGGTAGTGAGTGCATCTCTTTGTGCTTGACCAAAGCCCGCTTGTCTTATACCACCTAAAGCTTCAGCTAAGCCTCTACCTAGAGCTTCTTGACGGTCAGCGGCAGCAAGCCTTGCTCTAGAGCCAAAGGCTGATAAACCGCCTGTTTGTATATCTCTTGCTCTTTGTTGTATATCTCTTTTTTCACCAGCTTCTAAAACATCTTGTATAGTTTGTTGCACTACTTGATCTTCGAAAGGATTAAAAAACTGTTGTGTCATACTAGGATCAAACTGTCTTGTTGTTCCTCTGATTAAATCTGCCGACTCACCAACAAAAGGCTCAGCCACACCAAGATCAGCTAAAGCTCTATCTTGAGCTATTTGTTCAAGTTCACTAAGACCTGCTGTTTGTTGTAGCGGTACATCACTACCAATAAGATTAGCCGTAGCTTGCTGTAGTTGATTAATGAAGCCAGGTTGATCTGCAGTTCCAAAATACAAAGCTCTCAACAGGGGATCGGTTAATATTTCTTGTGTATCTTGTTGTGCTAAAACAGGATCAACTTGGCCTCTGACATCTTGCGGTATGGTTGTTACGGGGACTGCCCCCACATCACTCGCCACTGCAGCTGGCGTGGTAGGGGCAGGTTTAATAACTGGGTCTGGTGTAACTACAGGTTCAATAATTGGGTCTGGAGTTATAACAGGGGGGACAACTGGTGAAGTTGTGGGCGTGGTTGTGCCTGTTCCTGTACGTGCTAAAAAATCTGCAAATGATTCTTGTATTGGACTTTTTCTGTATTCTGAAAACTCAGGTGGGGTTACCCCTGCTGAACCAACAACAATATTGCCTAACTTATCTCGTAGTTCTGAAGGTCTAACGCCTGGACCAAAGCCAAAGTCTTGTGGTGGTATTGATGGTGGTTTATCAAAACCAATTAAATTTGGTATTTTTATTGGTTCTGGATCTGGACCACTTTTTATTCTTGGCAGTTGTGGTGGTATAACAGGTGGTATTATTGTTTCAATCTCAGGTATATTATCTAACCTTTGTACGGAAAAAAAATCATCTCTTGGTGATCTAAGTGGCGGTCTTTCAAATGGTAGTTGTGGCTCCTCGATCGGCAAGGGTTTAATTGGTAAAACAGGAGCTTGCGGTATCGGAAACGGTGGTCTTGGTGGTCTAATTGGTGGTGCGATAGGCTCAATACGAGCTACAGGATTTCTTGATAAATTTTCTGCTAAATCTCTGTTTCTAAATATTCTTTTTAAAAATGCCATAATTAACTCATCATTTCCTGATAATCTTCAAAAAATTTCATTAACTTATCGTTGTTTTTAAATCCTTGTTCTCTGTCTGGTTTACCTGTTGGGAAAATAGTAAGACTATCTTTATTCTTTTCTATTTTGAATCCACCTAACCCTTTGTTTGCAGCAGCCGTCATAACAAATTCACCATCACTCAACATAGCTGGTATATCATCACTTGTTTCGGTACCTGGACCTTCAGATGGTCCACCCATACGCATGTCTAATTCACTAAATCCCATACCACCACCATAAGACATGCCTGGTCTTACACCAACATCAAAACCTTGAAATACTTGTTGTGGCATAAGATCTGGTCTAGTAGATAACCGTACATCACGTAAACCACCTTCAGTCTTTTCTGCAGCCTCTTTAGTTGCTTTTCCGTAAAGAGCAGCGAGCAAAGCAATACCACCAGCTCCGCCTAGGCCTAGGCCACCTCCTGTTTGTGTGCCTGTTTGTTGTCCACCACTTAATATATTACCAATAACTCCTGGTTGATCACCAGAGCCTAAAAAAGTTTGTCTTAATCTAGGACCAAGTGTTCCTCCAAAAGGTCCAGTTTGTACTTGATTTAGTGAGTCTGGTTGAGTTCCTGCTTCAATCATTTGATCTACTTCAGATTGTGAATATATTTGACCAGTTTCAGGATCTTGATACATCACTTCTTGCTGTCCACCACCAAGTCCACCACCAAATATGTTTTTAAATAAACCTTTTTTATCTTCACCTGGCAGTATAAATTCCCTACCTTGTTTTAAAATATTTCTAAATGTTCCTTCTTTACCAAAGAATTTACCTGATGTGCCTTTTAATCCTTGTAATCCTTTACCTGCTGTTCCTTTACCACCTAGAAACTTCGCACCTAATCCAGCAGTCAAACCACCTAGCAAAGCATCTTTTGTATCCATACCCGAAGCTTTGCCTGCTGCAGCTGTTAATACGCCTTTTAATATGGGACCCCCTGGTATAAATGGTGCAACTACAGGTAGAACTTTTTTTGCTATTTTTTTAACTTTTTTAAATAGTTTTTTTATAAAAAATTCTTGTAAGCCTGTTCTGGGGTTTATTGAGGGATTGCCACCCACTATATATTGATTAGGATCCATACCTTGATTGAGCATGTCCTCTTCTATCATCATTCGTGTTACTGGAGAAATTACTGGTGGTACTATCATTTCCCCTGTTGCAACGTGGGCTATTTGATCATCTTCAAATCTACCCATACTTGCTAATTTTTGTATATTATCTTCCATAGCTTTTACTAAGTTGTTTGCAGATACTTTTAGTATCTATTATTTACCAAAATTAGCAAGTTTTATAGACGTGGCACCATTATTCTTAACAGTTACCTTGCCTACTGCACTTGTTGCTTCTAGACCATCATCTACAAGTCTTGTACCAATATCTACCCATTTATTACCAGTATATACTTGTAATACTTCTAATGTTGTATTCCAAATAATACTACCAGCATTAAAATTTATAGTATTCAGCTCATTTTCGCTTACTTGACGCGTATTGTCTAGGTCAACAGCACCTAAATTTATTTCAAGTAATCTAATTAAACGGTTAAAAGTATCTGGTGTAACTTCGCTTTGTGCCAAAGGAAGCTGAGTTTGTAACAATTTACTCATCTTTTGCCGTCAGTTTTTATATCTATTCTTGTCGCTCCTAAACGCCATCCTATTGATAAATTACCGTTATTCGTAGCATCATCATTACTTTCAATACGTAAAGCCATTTGTCTTGCCCTGGCTCGTATATGTGATTGTTGTGTAGTGCTAGATATTTCATTAGTAGAATTAGTAGCTAATGAATCACCAGGAAAGTTTCTTGTTTTAACCACTACGTTTACTGATCCGTTATTTGCATCCTCTATAAATTTAAAATCAGGTATTATTCTTCTTGCAAAAGCAAACTTTTCTCCATCATCTAAATCAAAGTCACTACTTTCAATAAACACGCCAGTCATAGGAGAACCGTCATCATTAAATCCCTTTTCTTGTTGAAATAAATAGCCACCATTTACTGCTCTAGGATAATTTTCTATACCAGAGTCAAGCCAAGCTGTTCTAACAAGTTGACCATAAAACCATAAATCTTCTGCATAATTGTAAATCACGTATCTATCAATCTCAGAGGAACTAGCAGAACAATAAAACCAACCAACCTCATTTTTATCTTTTATAGTAAAAGCAGCTATTTTAAATGATTGCGTAAGATTTATATCACCAAAAACATAATTATGAACAGAACAAGGTAAGGTTTTAACAGAACCGTTGTAGAGATAAAAATTGTTATAACTCATAAAATATACCGCAGATGGGGTAGTTACGGCTGCCTTTGGTCCTATAAGTCCTGTGCCTTCATTAATTAAATTTACTGCAAAAGTAAAGGGTGGACCAACAAATTGCATACTATATAGTGCTGTATCTGTCCAAATAAGTATCTCTTGTCTAGCTTTAACACCACCAATTATAGAAGAACCTGATGACAATCTTAATGATCCTGCGGTATTGGTTGATAAAGGCTCAAACTCTAATTCGTTTTCTTGATCGCTAAAAGCTATTAACATAGGATCTATAACACCAGTTCGTGAAGTGCCTGAGATTGGATCAGCTCCTAATACTATTAAATGTCTATCAACTTCTGAGGTAATTACTTGTAAACCAACAGTAGGAACTAAATTAGCACCTGTAATACCTGATAACTCAACTGCTCTTGTACCAACACCATTATTTTCAGTCCATTTGAATATACCAGCATTTCTTGCATTTATAATTAAATCTTCGCCGTAATTATCATGTGTCCATAATCTTAATTGATTAGTGCTACTTAAAGATGAAGTGCTACCAAAAGTTCCTTCACCCCAACCGTTTATGCCCCAACCTGTACCAGGCACATATACATCTAATCCTACGTTTATTTGATAAGCACCTACAACTGAAGATCCACCATTACCACTATCAGAGGAGTTTGCGGTTACGGTTGTACCAGATGTGTCTTTAGCTTCTATTGTGTAGGTATTTGCATTAACTATGGTTGCTATTTCATACTCTTGATTTAATACGGCAGCCGTTATGTTACCGCCAAGACTTGATGCACCACTAAAAGTGACAAAATCATTTTTTACAGCCCCATGTGAAGTATCTGCTACAGTAATTGTTGCATCACCATTAGTTGCTGAAAACGTGACATCACCCGCTGATGTTGTTAATCTTATTGGTGTAACATCATTAAAAGTACCTCCACTTTCAATATAATATTTTAAATGCGTGCCTATACCTAAATACTTTGTACCACCTAAAGATATAAAACTATGCAGTGCTCTCGCTGTTCCTAAATATGTTGAAGATGTTAATTTTTCCCAACCACCAAACTTTTCTGGTCTGCCTTTTCTAAATCGCACTAAATTACAATCAAACCAACCGCCTTCATTATCATAAGCTGTGCCTTCTCTGTTAATACCAGGTCTGAATATTGTTTTTTGTAATGGCATTTACACCTCAGTCCAATCTTTACTTTCAAACAACAAAGATTCGCTTTTTCTTCTTTTTACCAAACCTTCATTAACTACACCATTTACTTTGTTCCAACGCTTTATTTGTTCTGGTACATTTTCATAATCACCAGCATTAAGAACTTTTAATAAAGTTGATGACTTAAAATTAGTTGGCCCTAAATTAAAAACCCAAGATACTAAAGCATCAAATTCATTTTGTTTTAATGGCACTTTGACCATATCATTTATATATTCTTGGTATTCTTTCAACTCATGTGTTAATAAATCTTCAGCTTCTTGCATAGTGATTGACATATTATCCTTTACAGGACTACCATCTATAAGCTTTAGGCTTCCGTATCCTATTGTAGGTTTGTTTGCAGGACATCTGTATGAAACTGCATTTCCATTTTGATCTTTTGGGCAGCCCTCATAATGTTTTATAAGCGTCACTCCCTCTTGTGATATATTCATTTTACTCTCCTTTTTCTGGGGAATGAGATGCTCCGAAATAAAACGAAATAATTGCACTCGCTAATCCTCCAAGATAACCAAGCACTAAATTAATTAATGCTTCGCTGTTTTGTTCTGGCGGTTGTAAAGTAACTAAAAATATATATCCCAAAAAACCGCCTATAGTAAATAATCCAATAATTCTTGCAGTCCAGTCTTTGCTAAACATGCCTCTAGCATTTTGTTTATCTGCAACTTCTAATTTAAAAACGTCTACATCAAGCTCTTTCATTTGTACTTCAAAATCTTGTTCTGCTTTTTTAAGCTCTAACATTTGTTCTGGTGTTGCATTTTGCATAGCTTGTTGTATAGATTTTTGATCGTTAGATACTCCAAGCACTTGTGCAATTTTACCCATAGCCATATTACCTAAAGGCCCGCCCATAGCAGATCCAAGTGTAGGAGCAACTGCACCCACTATATTTTTAAGCATAGCTTTCATATTATAAACCTCGTTAACACTGCAATACCTATCGCTCCTATAAAACCAAAGACCCCAAAGGTTGCTGCTTTTATAGTTGAATTTATGTATGTGATTTCTTGTTTTATATCAGAAAACTCATTAAATGCTGTTTTCCAACGCTCATGAGATATGGTTTCTAACTTGGTAAGTCTTTCTGCCACATCATTTACTGTTATTTTTTTATCCATCATCTTGTAATGTATATATTTTAATTGGTTTTTCTTTACCTTTTACAAAAATACTTTCAAGTTCTTTTAGTATTATTTCATCACTAAATGTACTTGAACTGATAGTATCATAACCTATAACAATATCTTCTCCAACTTCCTTAGTTGAGCTTTCTAGTCTTGCAGCTAGGTTTACAGCATCCCCTATTGCGGAATAATCAAATCTAGTATCGCTACCCATATTGCCTACAACAGCATATCCAGTATTAATACCTACACCAATTTCTACTCCTAAATTAGCCATTTTTACTTTGTCTTGTATATCTTTTGCACAAAGAACAGCTGCGGTTTCATGATCTGGCACATTAACTGGAGCGTTGAATATGGCCATCATAGCGTCACCTATGTATTTATCTACCATACCGTCATAATATTTAACGGTATCTGCTTGTATAGTGAGAACTTTATTCATTATCTTTGTAACCTCTTCAGGTTCCAATTTTTCAGATAAAGCAGTAAATCCACGAACATCAGTAAAAAGAAATGTGCAATATCGTCTTTCGCCACCTAATACTAAAGATTCTGGATTGTCTTGTAATTTTTTAACTTGTCTTGGGTCTAAGTAATGCTCAAACTGTTTTTTTATTTGTTGTCGTAGTTTGTATTGTTGTCTAAATCTTAAATAAAAAGCTATTGATCCTGTTATAAACTCTGATATTAACGTCCAAGATACATCTATAAGTAACCCTTTTTGTATAAACATGTAGCCCATAACACCAGTAATTATCATCAAAAATGTAGCTACAGATATACCCCAAGTAATACCTAGCAAATGCAACGCAAACCAAACTATACTAACAAAAATTATTAAACTTAGTAATTCAACAGCTAAAGCATAATCTGGTATGTACGGACTATCTTGTATTAATATTGACTCTGCTAAAGCAGCTTGTATTTTATGCGGCTCTAACAAACCTATAGGAGTAGCTATTTGTGGCATAACACCTGCAGCCGTAACCCCAATAAATACAAACTTACCTGCAACA